TTTTAGAAGAGATTTAGAAAAATTAGAAAAATTAGAAAATAAAGCACTAAGACAAAAATTAAATAAAAATGAATGGAAATTCATAGAGGATATGGCTACAAAATCTAGTTCATTTAATAAAGAATTAGAAAAAATTAAAAAACTAGAAAAACCTAAAAAGATGAAAAAAACAAAAAAAATAACTGTAGATAAAATTAAAATTGGTGGTGAAGAATTTTGGCAAGTAGAAACAATAAATGGAAAAATTAGATTGATACCTGATATATATTATTCAGAATTGGATGATAATTTAAATGTTTTTAAAGATTTATTAAAATTAGTTTTTGAAGAAACACTACCAGATAATTATTTTAATGGACAAGGAATATTAGTACAAGATATAAATAGAATTTATGATGCCGAAGATTTATATAATCTTGGATTAGATTTAAATGTGATTGAAGATCTCGGATATCCTGATGATATAATAGACGAACTTTACTAAGTGTGATTTTTATTTATATATACATATTTATCATTATCAAAATGTCTTATAGGTTGATAACGATGAACAATTTTTTTAACTACTTTTTTAGAAGTTGATACTATTAGAGGAATAACAATAGCACTAGTAACATAATTAATTATAGCTTGCTTGCCTAAATATATTACAAATTGCATATTATATTTAGGATAGATTATTAATTTGCATTTCCAAATTATCGCAGTTGTCAACTAATTCTACTATTTTATTTTCAATATCATTTACTTTTTCTTCTAGTGATTCTAAATTATCAATTTTATTTTTTAACTTATTTATTTTATCTTTAAGTGGTTGAACATAACTTTTTACATATTCTTTAACTATTTTATCAAATTCTAAAATTATTTCTTCAGGTGTTCTTCTTTTTCCTTTTTTTGATATTTCATGAGTCACTTTATGAACATGATCACGCTTGCAACATATTTTTTTACAAGTATTACAAAAAAATTTTTTTTCCATCATATATATCTAAGTGTGATTTTTTATTTTTCCATCCAATTATCAAAACAATCATAACAGCAAAAATATAAATATTTATCTCTAATTTTGTATTCAATTGAACATTCTTCTTCATCATAATCTTCTTCACAATAAAAACAAGTTATCATTCTCTTTTACTAAGTGTGATTTTTAATTTTTTATATTAAAGTTGATTTTTATATCATTAGGAGTGCAATTTTTGCATAATGGGATCTCTATATCTTTTTCTTTTATTGTATGAAAAATTTTTTCATAAAATTTTCTACATCCTTTACATAATAAATATTCTTTTTCACCTACTTTAAATTTATTACATACTGATGCTAAATTTATTTTAGATGGAAATGAATGTGTTGATGTATTATGTATTGTTTTAATTGGTAAAAAAATTTCCATTATAATACTAAGTGTGATTTTTAATTTTTTATATAACCACAAAAAAATGATTATTATCATTAAAAATGTGGGTATACTACTTTCTCGATTCAACCTCAATATTTTAAATAATCACAAATAGGGCTGTAAGAATGATTTTTGCCTGCTGTTCATATGAACACCTCTATTAGGTATTCATATAAAAATGCCAGGAGGATTGCGGTTTTTATGTGGTTATCCGCTACCACTTGTAACATATGGGAATCGAACCCATGCCTGAGGATTGGAAGACCCCTATTTCTACCACTAAACTAATGTTACATATACTAAATGGGAATCAAACCCAAACGCCCGGCAGAATTTCGTCTGCTAGCGGAGTCAACTAGTATACTGATACCTATTATCTCAATAAATAAATAACGCTTCGAATCATTATTTATCTATCAAACTAGGAAGGTCATAAAACCTATACATGTTTGAGGCCTCATGTACAATATTACTGTAGATAATATTTCTTTATATTTGTGAAGTGCGTTTTAGAGATGAGTCATTTTCCATTCTTTTTCTGCATAATCAAGTGAACATTTCTGTGAACAAAATAAAATAAATGATACTTCTTTCGTTTTTTCATTTTGTTCCATTACTATTTTTGGTTTATCATGTGTACAATAGTATTGTGTATCTTGCATTGCACATGGTATCTCTTTTGTACAAAATTTACATATAGAATTAGTATCTCCTGATGCATTTTTATAATCACATACATTACATTCACATTCATTAAGTTTAAAATCAGGTTTAATAGTTATTGCTGCATTAATTATTTTTCTTAAATTATTTATAGTAATATATTCCAATATATCCAAATTATTATCTTCTTTTTCTATAATTGTTTGTATCATATTGAACAGAATATTATTTTTAAGTAAATCTAATTCTGTATTAACTTCAACTAATTCATTAATCAAGACAGAAAATTTATTTTGTTTATCAGTTTTGTCTTTTATCACACTTACTATATCATCTAAAACTTTTTGATAATCTGACTCTTCATATTTTTGTTCTGACATATAATAAGAATGATATTTTAATTTATTTATATCTTACTAAATTATATTAAATATGGAGATGGATGATGAAAATGCAAAAGTTGCTGTTGGGTTTGACAGGGGCATCGATTATTTAGTTATTAAAGAAAGATTAGTTAAAAATATTCAGATGAACTATGAAAAATTTTTGGATAGCCAAAAAAAAATCACTCTTAGTCGTCTTATATATGCTCTCATTGCATGTATTCAATTAAGAAATGGTTCTAGAATTTCTGAAGCAGTTAAAGCATTTGCTATTTTTATTAAAAAAGGAATTGATGCGAGAGTTGTTGTTAAAATATCTAAATCAGATGGACATTATAAAGATAAAAAAACAGGTGAAATGAAGCAAAAAAAAATTAGATATAGAGAAATGATGTTTCCTAAAAATTGGTTTGAAAATTTAGATTTTTGGGAAATGATTAAGAAGAAAAAATATACTAAACAATTAATTGAAAGCGGAAGATTAAAGAAAAGAGTTTTAGATTATATGGCTATTAATTTTGATTGTAATACTCATAGTTTAAGATATGCATTCATTAATCATATGTTATATGTTGAAAAAAGACCACCTGAAGACGTAGCTAAGTTTGTAGGACATATTGATACAACAATGTTAACTAGATACACACAATTAAAAAATTGCAATAAAATTTTCGATTTAGATATATAAAAAAATCGCATTTAGTATTAATAATGAAAAATTGTCGTGAATGTGGAAAAGAAACTATATTTGATTCTGATACTTATATTGATTTATGCGAATCGAGAGGTCGCGAAATAGCAGTTATGTGTAGTTTTTGTAGTGATGAATGTAGAGATTTTCATACCGTTCGCTCTCAAATTAAACATGATGGTTATCTTGTTCCATTTATAATTCGAATAATGTGGAAAAAATATGGTAGTAAATTTATGGAATTTATTGATAAGTTAATATTATAAAAAAAAAATCACACTTAGTATTATATAGGAAAATATGAATATTCATGAAGATTTGAAAAAAAGAAATCTCAAAGTAGAAAATTTTAATAAATATAATTTTTTAGAAAATAATGGTGATATAGTTATTAATTATATTAGTGGTAAGTATGAAAGTAAAAATTATGATTATACCATACCTAATTTTAATGAAGTTATATATACTAATACTTATGGTTCATGTTTCGCAAGATTATATCAGCTTCAAGATATATTAAATGAATTTCAAGAAAAATATAATGATGAATATGTTAAAGAAAAATATTGGAGAATAAGAAATTATATGGATTACTGGATGAGACTTAGTAATAATTAACTTTTGTGTTGATATAAAGAACTTTTGTGTCATATATAATATATAAAAATGCCATTGATATCAACTTGGAGATCAAGAAGTTTTATGATAGTAACTGAAGAAGAAGATTCAGATAGTATACATAAAATATTAGAATGTGGAGCAAGATTTATAAAAATAGGTTTCTATAACTATAATGAAGTTGATTGGTTGAAAGCATTCATTTATTTTGATAATCCTCGTTCATTTAAAGCTACTCAAAAATATTTTAATAATGCATGTGTTGCATATTTAACAGATCATTGTATGAAAGAGAATCTTAAAGAATTTGATTCAATGATTCAAAAACATGTTTTTGAATTTGGGGATAAGCCTCATCAAGGTAAAAAATTAAATAATAATTAATCTTCTTTTTTAGGTTTATTTAATTTTGATAAAAAATTAAATTGATTTTTGGTTAAGTATATAGTTTTACCTTTTTTATCTGTATATGGTTCTAATATAAGATCCTTCATCGTTTTTTTGCCTGTATCCATTCCAATATTTAATAATAATGTTTGTCTAATTACATCATTTGCATCTTGGTATGCTTTACATTTTTTTGTTTTAAGATGATGTGAACGATGTGATCTAGAATGTAAGGTGCCACAGTATTTACATTCTATTTTATCATTTGGTTTTTTTTCATAGGAAGTCATAGCTATTTTCATTGTGAATTTTAGCCTATATACAGCAATGAAATTATTTTTACTATAATTTTCTCATCTATTTTTATACTTAGATGTTATCATTCGAAAATGGTAGACCGATTGCAAAAATAATAGGAGGAGAAGATAATAGTAGGCTTATCCATATTAAATCAGAAGATGATTTTTCTAATAAAAAATCACAAAGAAGAAAATGTTGTAAATGTCGAGACTGTTCTGAAGATTGCTATGATGATCCATGTTGTAAAAATTGTTGTATGGGTGAATCAGAAGAAGATTTAGGAACAGAAATAGAATTTGATGATGGAAAATTGGTTCCAGTTCCAAATATTGATACCAGACAAATTTTATACATTAGCGGACCATCTGGATCGGGAAAAAGTACATTAGCTAGTAAATGGTTAGAGATGTACAGAAAATTATTTCCTGAAAAAGAAATATTATTATTTTCAAGAAAACCAAAAGATCCTGTATTAGATAGATTAAGATTATCTAGATTTATAATTGATGAATCGATTGTAGAAAATCCAATTGATTTTACTAAAGATTTAAGAGGATATGGATGTGTTGTATTTGATGATTGTAATACATTTCAGAATGATAAAGTAAAAAAAGCTGTATCGAAACTTATGCATGATATTCTAGAAGTTGGAAGATCATTTGGAGTTTATTGTGTAATAACTTCACACTTACTAAATCCGAATGAAAAGAAAGATGCTAGAACAATATGGAATGAAGCGCAAGAAATTGCAATATTTCCTAAATCTGGAAATAGACATGCTATGGAATATGCTTTAAAAAATTATTGTGGTTTCGATAAAAAAACAATAAATGGAATTCTAAATTTACCTAGTAGATGGGTCATAATAGGAAAATCATTTCCTCAATATGTATTATACGAAAATGGTTGCTATTTGACATAATTTTAATTCAATTCTAATATTAAAGTTGAATTAAAATTATTTTTTTTACTTTTCTAGGAATATTTTTTTTCGTATTTTCTATATCCTCAATTGTTGTCTTTTCATCCTTTATATTCTCTATTTTTTGACCGTATTTTGAAATTTTTTTTGTCACTGTATCCATTTTTTACCTTAATATATATAAATTAATATTTTTTTATATCATTTTTTAAAATTTGTTTAAGCTTATCATTTTTTATTTTTCTTTTTAGTAGTTTTCTTTTTAGTAGATTTTTTTGTGGTTTTTTTTGTTGGTTTTTTTGTAACTTGTTTAACATATTGTTTGAATGATTCTGTAGGTTTTTGATATTGAGGTATATATAAAGGCCTTTGTTTCATTAATTCTAATTTTTGTTCTTCAGTTAATTGTAATTTTGGAGGAGGTTGATATACACCTTCTTCAATAAGACCTTTTTCAAGTTCTTTTTGTATTTCTTCATCAACTTTTTGTTCTTCAAAAATTTCTTTTAATTTTTCTTCTTCTTCATTTTCTCTAGAATATCTTATTTTTTGTAGTATTTTACCTAACAAAGTAGATTTTTCATATTCACCTCTTTCAAATGCTTCATTTCTTGAATCATATAATTTAGGATTATCAAGTTTAATAATTTCTTCGGGGGGCAATTGTGATATATCGTATAATTCTTGTTCTGATAAATTTGCTAATGGATATAATTGTTCATTATATTCTTCTCTTTCTGGTTTAGGATATTCTTCTTCATTATATTCTTCTTCATTATATTCAAATGGTTGTGGGACATGTTGTTGTTGTCTTCTTTCTTCCATTAATTGGTTGTATAATAATTCTCTTTGTTCATTTTCTTCTATTTCTTCTTGAGTTAATAAATCTCCGACATCTTCTTTTAAATCAAATTCTAATTCTTTTAATTTTCTTTCATATTCTTGATCACTCATTTCGTCACGTGCCAATCTTACCCTTTCTTCATATGGTAGAGGTTCGGCAGGCGTAAATTTAATTTCACCTCTATTATATAATTTTTCAACTTGATCTTTTCTTATTGCTAATGTTTCCATAGCATTACTTTTTTCATAATCACCTTCTTTTTCTAATTGTTGAGCATAATTTTTTAAATCATAAGATGACCACGGAGTTTCTAATATTTCAACTGTATCAAAAGTTTTTAACATATCATTAATATCTTTAGGAGATAAATCTTGTAATCCTAGAGGAATATTAGAAATTGGTTTGTATGATGGTATAGGTATTGTTAAAGGACCACTTTTTTCTAATACATATTTTTGCGTTCCAGGTTTTCCTTCTGGAATAACAAAAAATGGCTGTTCTTCTAATTTAGATATATCCTCATAAAGATGAGAAATGAATTTTTTTCTTTTATGTGGTACTTTTTCAAAACCTGGATATTTAGGTTCAACTACTACTTCTTTTAAATTTTCTCCTTCAATTTCGAATGGCAATAATTCGTGTTTCATATATACATATTTTTCTTCCGGATTTTCTACATCAGGTCTTAGAGGACTTGGAAGACTTGGCATAGATGGATTTAAATATTTATAACCAAAATAAATTGCAGCGATTGTTGCAGCAGTTGCCACACCATATCCTAAATATTTTGCTACTTTCTTCCAAAATGAAGGTTGCTGTTGATATGTAGGTGCTTGTTCAATTTGTTCAGGATGAATTTCTTCTGGAATTTGTTCAGTAGTTTGATATTCATTTTGTAATGTTTCTAAATCAGTTACTGGTTGATTTTCAATTATTTCTACTTGTTCAGGTTGTTCTATATTTGGTATTTCTGGATATTCTGTTATTCCATGTTGTTCAATTATTTGTTCTAAATCAGATGGTCTAACATCTATTGCTGGTTGTTGTTCTATTGGAATTTCAGTCTGTTCATGTGTAATAATAGGAATTTCTCCAATTGTTAAAGGTGTAATTTCTTCTTGTGGACCATAATATTCTTTAATTTTTTCTGCGTTACTAATTGCTTTTAATTCATTAATATCGAATTCTTGTGGATATTGTTCAGGAATTCCTCTACAATGATTAGTATATGATAAAATAGCAGGTAGATAATGACATGCTATTGGATAAACTTCTTTTTCAATTAAATAATTCATTGTTCTTTCATTAATTATTCCATCTAATTTTTTAGTAATATTTTCAAGTTGTTCTTCAAATGCATTATAATTTTTTTTATTTGATAAAATAATAGATATTTCTATTTCTTCTTGGAGTTCATTTATTATTTCATCTGATAATTCTGTATATTCTACTAATTGAAGTTTCATTGCATTTAATTCTCTTGCAAATTCATCAAATGGTGAATCTCCATCATAATATTCCATAATATACAATATAGCATTAATTTGAGATCTTAATTGATACAAACTTGCAATATAACTAGAAAGTAAAGGAAGAATTTTTTCAAGCATTAAATTATCTTTAAAATGATATGCTAAAGAAAAAATTCTTTTTACACCTTTCATATAATCATAATAAATTTGTGAATAAAATAGTTTTTCAATTGCTTTTCGAATAGTATCTTCAAATAACATTGAGATATTATCTTGTGTAAATAAATATCCTAAATTTATGACATATCCAGGACTATTATCTTCTTTTCTTAAAATTAATCTAATAAAATTACTAATTTCAATAAATTTATGATTAATTTGTGTAACAATATCTATTTTTAAATCTGTTTTAATTAATAATGCTTCTTCAATAGATATTTTTTTCCCACCCGGTAATCTTTTATATCCATTAACTAACTCATCTAAATCCCATCTCAAAATTCTATGTTCTCTTAATAAATTAAAAATTATATCATATCCAATTGAGTCGTGCCCATGATTTTTTAAAGTATTTTCAACATTAATAACTTCAGCATCGCTTAATAATCCATTTTTATGTAATCTATCAATATTAAACATTAATTCTGGATTTGGAGTATAAACAGTTTCTATTAATGTTCCAATATCAATATCATAACGTGTATCTAAACCAATTTTAAATTCAATAATATAATCATGTTCAGATTTTGGCATAGAAATAAAAATTTGAACAATTTCTTTAATTTTATTTGCAAATTTATTAACTACTTCACCTAAATTACAACATCCTGAAAAATCTTCAAATAAGTCAATATCACCGGGATAAGGTAATTTAAATGAATATGAACCAAATGGAGTGATACTATCCATTTCACTAAAATTGACAAGATGCATTTTTTCTAATTCTAAATCTGTATAATCACTTGGGTATAGTTTTTTTTCAACTAACATTCTAATTATATTATAAGATAAGATAATTAAAATGATCATTTCTATCTCATTATTCTTCTACGTGCTGTTTTACTTCCAGATCTTCTTCTAGTAACTCTACGTCTTCTACCTCCTACAAGAACACCTCCTCTTCCATGCATAGCACGATATGATGGTCCTGCTTCCATTAAGGCTTCTTTATAAGATATACCATGTTGTTTCATATATTGTTTAACATATTTAATCCATCCACTATGTTTTGCACCAGATCTTGTACCTCTTCCATGTAACATTCGTTTATATCTATGTTCCCATCCTTTTATTGCACCAATATGAGTTCCATATCCTCTTCCTCTTGAAACTCTTCTTTTTCTTACAACACTTCTTTTACGAACACATCTTTTTCTTGATCCTCTAGCACATCTCTTAGAACCTGATCCAGTCATGGCAGCTTGTGCCATCAATATATCTCTTATTCTTCTTTGCATCATAGCGTTACTCATCCTTACTTCTATTATTACAATATATTTTAATTCAAAATATATTATAATTAAAAATTTTAGATCAATTACCAATAAACTTTTTCTATTGGTAATTTATCCAAAAAAATTATAATATATTTTAATTTATATATTGTAATTTATAATGCCAATTAATACAGGAAATGATAGATATGGAGCATATATTAGATGGGGTAATAGAAAAAAATATTATTTTACTCCAGGTAATCCTAAATCATTCAATAAAGCATATGATTTAGCATTAAGACAAATGCGAGCTATATATTCACGTGGTTATTTTAAAAAATAATTTATCACACTTAGATATAGAAAAATGCAAACTCAAGTTCAACCATCTGTTATTGGAGTTCAAGAACAACCTAAAGTCGAATCAAAAAAGAAAATTTCTTTAAATGAAATTGATTTTGATGAATTAAGTCTTGATGAATTAAGATGTATTTATAATGAAATTGAACAAATTCTTTTAATGGATAATCTATTTTCTATAAGAAGAGAACAATTAAAGAATAAATTAGCAAAAGAAAAAGAAAAACTTAAAATCAAAATGGAAAAAGAAATTCGTGCACATAGGAATAAAATATTGGATGATTTAGAAACAATTGATAAATATAATGAATCAGATGAATCGCAATCTAGTTATGAAGATATAGAGACTGAAGAAATTGAATCTATTGTTTATGATAAAAAACATCCTAAAGGACAAGTTAGAAAACAAACAGTTAAAAAATCAACTAAAAAAGTTCCTCCTAAGAAAACCTCTTCTAAGAAAAAATAAAGATAAACAATTATCTTTTAATTGAGATTTTAAGACTGAATAATTGAGAATTATATAATTATATGGATAAGGATACTAAAATAATAAATTAGGGTAAATAACTTTTCGATAGTATGCTTAATCATAAAAAAACAACTTTTTACAAAAAAATAAAAAAAATGGATATACTAATAATATAATTAAGGTAATTAAAAAACAAACAAAAATTAACTTTTAAAAATTTCTTTCTATATGAATTTCTCAATATACAGAAAAATATGAAGCTAAAACTCAAATTTTTGGATTTTATAAAAAAATCTAATATTTTTGTTGACTTATCATAAATATATACTTTATATGAGTAAATTTAATTATCATTTCAATATGCATATCCATTTTTTGTCTCTTTACTTTTTATTGAGAAAATGCAAAATTTTTCAATGAAAAGGTAGTGAGGTAAATTTTTAAAAATTATTTTCTTAATTACCTATAGAAATATAAAAATGCCAGGATCAAAAAGAGGATTTAAAAAATGTAAATATATTATGTTACGTGGAAAGAAAGCGGGAAAAAGATGTGGAGCTAATACTACTAATGATTTTTGTAAGCATCATACTAAAGAAAGATTAATACAAGTTAAAAAATATAATGAAAAATTATGTAAGCAAAATAAATTAACAGCACAAGAAGCTAGATTAGAATATTTTAAAAATGTTAATTTAAATAGATTACCTAATTTAAATTTATTAAAAATGAAACATAGAATGTTATGCGATGAAATATTATATACTTTCAAAGTTTTAACTGGACTTTATTATTTTATAGAAGAAGAAGAATTAGCAGAAAAATACAAAAATATTTTAGAAGAAGGAAAGTATGGAAAATGTATTTGTGAAAAAGAAAAAGATTGCAAAATAGATAATTTGAATTGTAGATTTTGTTTTAGAATTAACACAGGTGAAAAAATATTTTTTGAATATGGAGAAAATCTTGAAAGAACCAAAAAAGAAAAAGAAAGAGTTAAAAATAAAATAGAAAGATTAGTTAAAGAAAAAAATAGATTGACAGATAAAAAAAATTTTTTAGGTAAAAAAATAGAAATTATTAATGATAGATTAAATGAAGCAGAAGAGAAAAAAGAGAAAAAAAATAGAATGAAATTTTAATATATTCTAATTTAATTGAAATATATTAGAATTAATTTATTATGTAATGATATAAATGCATCGTAGAACATATCATAGACGCAACAAGCATTATAAGAGACCACATCCAGATGATAATATTCAAGCAGGATTTTTTCCATCAGAAAAATTTTATCAAAAACCAATAAAATCAAGAGTTAAAGGACAAAGAGAAGATTATCCAAGAGAATTTTATGATATCTTCTATAATAAATCTCCAAAGAAGAATATATATGAAAATATTTATTATGCAATGAAGCCACCTTCAAGAATAGATGAAATATATCGAACTGTATTAGCAGCAGAAAGAATTCCCCAACAATATATTGGTTCAGATGAATCAAAAGAATCTCATTATATCCATCAGTTATCTCATCAATTAAAAAGAGAAGAAGAAAAATTTGAAGATCAATATAAAGATAGAAAAAGATTCGAACTAATTAATAAATCTTTATTAGATAAATATCAAGGATCAGGTATATTATATGGAGGTTCTGCAGTTGATTTTCCTATATCAGATAAAATTAATCCAAAAAAAATAAATGAATATGAAAAAGTATCTCTATCAAATAAAGATATTGAAAAATTAGTAAATGGACAAACAAATGTTTTTACATATCCACAATTATCAAATTATAAACACATTGATGAAATTCTTGATCCATATGATTCATGCGTAATTCTTTATATGACAAAAAAGAATTATGGACACTGGTGTTGTTTAACAAAAAATAATGATAGAATTTCATTTTTTGATCCATATGGAGAAGATAATTTACCAGATGAACAATTAAAAAATATTCCAGAGCATTTTAGAGAAGATTCGAATCAAGAATTTCCGCATTTGACATATCTTCTTTATGCATCTGGCTATCCAATTGAATATAATAATTATCAATTCCAAAAACATCAAAAAGATACAAATACATGTGGCAGACATTGTGTTAATCGTTTAAGAAATCGTCATCTAAACATAGATCAATATTATAATATGATGAATTCAGAAGCTAAAAGATTAGGAGTAGATTATGATCAATTAGTAACTATGTTAACAAGTTCATAATATTAATTATAATATATTCTTATCATATATTATAATGAATAGACCATTATTAAGACCAATTGTACCATCAACAATAAATAAAGATCCTACATCTGATATTATTTATTACAATGTGATTATGACTGGGAACCCTAATCAAACATTTTCTCCCGCTATTTATGAAGAAACTCGTACACAACCTGTTTTAGATGATCCTTCTCAATATTATCTTAGTGTTGTTCGATTCTCAATAGATGGTTCAAATATACCAATTTTTGTATGTCCAGTTATTCCTGATCCAATTACTCCTACAAATGTTAATAATACACCTTTTGTAGTTACATTATCATATGGAGGAGTTAATTATTCTGCAAATGTTCAATATTTTCCATCTACAGATGCACCAATTCCTCAAATACCAACAGCAACATCACAAGATATTACATCAACATATTATTATATTTACTATTATACATCATTTATACAAATGGTTAATAATGCAATTAATGTTGCATTTCTTGCTTTAACAACAGCAAATCCAGGTTTAACAGGTGTTCAAGCGCCATATTTTCAATATGATCCAAATACTCAATTAATAAGTTATGTGACTCAAAATATTATAAATCCATTAGTTGCAGGTATAAACGTATATCAAACACAATTTACCAATGGAGTTCCACAAATTGCACCTCAACCAGCAGGAACAATTTACGTTTATTTAAATGAACAACTTTATTCATTTTTTGATGGAATAGAAGCATTTGAATATATAAATACAAGTCAAAATTTAATTTTAGTTAGAGATTTAAAGGATAATTATTTATATCCTGCTCAAAATGCCGCAAATACAACAGCAACACAAACAGAAACAAGTTTTACAAGTGGAACAGGAACATATACAACTCAACCAGCATGGTTTATTTTTACACAACAATATAATATGATAACAAAATGGAATTCATTATCTAGCATTGTATTTTTAACAAATAATTTACCAGTTAATAAAGAATATATACCTGCAAGTTCAATAGTTGGCGTTACTTCAGCAGGTAATGCATCATTTAGACCAATCCTTACAGATTTTGTACCAGAACTTATCAATGCTGGCGATTCAAGATCTAGATTCAATTATTTTCCACAAGGACCATATAGATTAATTGAATTAAATTCTCAAGAACCTTTAAGAAAAATAGATCTGAGAATATATTGGGAAGATCATTTCCAAAATTTATATCCACTATATATTTCATATGGTGATTGTAATAGTGTAAAATTAATGTTTATGAAAAAAAGTCTAGCAAAATATAACAATCAAATTGCATATTAATTCAACTTTAATATACTAAAATTGAATTAATAATATCTTATGTATAATTATAAATTCATGTCACTTGCACTTAATCCATTGAGAACAATTAAATGTCTTGATCCTAGAGTTATGATATCCAATGAAAGAACATACGCTATCCTAGAAGGGGGGTCACAAGTTAGTTTCAAGCAATACAGCACGACTTCTGTTGCAAATGATACAATACAATTCAGTTGTCCGCCGCCTTCACCGAATATCATTGTGAACCGTAAGGTATATTTTACATTACCAGTTCGTCTAGCTTTTTTCTCGAATGCTCCCAATGCTAATAATTTAATTAGACCAAGAGCAGATGGGCCAAGAGCTTATCCAATTGCTAATTCATTATCGAATATTGCAGTTACTATAAATAATACAACTGTAACATTAAATACTTCAGATGTTATACAATCATTATTGAGATATAATACAGGAAATTATTTAAAAACTCATGATTATTCTCTTTCTCCAAGTACTCTTGATCAATCTCAAAATTATTCAGATCTCTATACAAGTAATAGATCTCCTCTTCAATTTTATGCTGATACTGCAGATGAAGTTGATGAAGCAAGATCTGGTTTTCCTTTTACTATTGTTGTTAATACTCCTAGTGCAGCTGTAATAGATATGGTTCTTACTGAAGAAATTTATCTTCCACCATTCTATTGGGGATGTGGTAATATGGGAGGCTTCATTGGGGTCCAGACGATGGACTTTAATATCAATTTTCTCGGTGCAACTCCCTATAGAATGTGGTCCCACGATGCAGTATCAAATTCAGGAAGTGCACCAGGTGCAATAACATCAGCACAATTTGCATTAACTGGATTTACTAGTATTGTAAATCTTCCATTTAGTTATGCACAACAACAACCAATTTTAAATTTTGAATATATAACTCCAAAAGAACTTCAAACTATTCCTCGTTCTGTTACTTATCCTTACTTTGTTATTGATAGATATCCAACTCCATTTGGTACTATTAATTCAAATGCACAAGCAACTATTTCATCAAATAACATTCAATTAAATTCTATTCCAAGACGTATGTATATCGCATGCAGACCCGATAATAGTGTTCTTTATGCAAATCCAAATACACCTGATTCATTTGCTGCAATTACAGGAATTTCTGTCAATTGGGCTAATAATTCAGGATTATTATCGAGTGCTTCTCAATATCAATTATATTTGATGTCATTGAAAAATCATTGTAATCAAAGTTGGACACAATGGTCAGGTGGACCAGTTAACTTAGCAGGTGTCTTTCCAACAGGTGGAACTATTTCACCACCAGTTGCTGCTACAGGTGGATCATATATTGGTGCATGCTGTGGTCCTCTTTGTATTGAATTTGGAACTGATATTGGGCTTGGTGATTCAGAAGCCCCAGGTCAACATATAGGCCTGAGTATCATTTAAAAAATGATGCTAGTCATAATAAACTACAATATATCAAAGTTTATATGGCAACACTGTCAAATTGCGGGAAGTCCCTTAGAGCTTTATGTACTAAACTAATAGGGAAACTTATTAGTGGCCTAGATAAGAACTAGGGTATAGTAAAAATCATAAAGATTGGGTAATCCGCAGCCAAGTCCTAAGTCTTATTTAAGATATGGATGCAGTTCATCGACTAAATGTCAGTGGGCTCATAATTGAGCTTAAGATATAGTCAGGCCTTTAGGGAAACTTAGAGGAACAACCGCTATTAGGAACTTATCAACTACAAGTAGATGTTCAAGTAAAAAACATGAATCAATCTAATGCAGTAAATTATACATTATACATTATAACAGTTTCAGAGGGCACGTTCTGCATTGAGAACAATAGAAGTGTAGCGCAAATTGGTGTGATCTCAAAAACTGATATCCTTACTGCAAAACAACATATTTCAGATTTTGTTAATTATGAAGATGTACAAGATGTTATGGGTGGAAATTTCTTAACTGGATTGAAAAAATTCGGAAAGAATCTCTGGCATCATCTTAAACCAAAACTTCATGCAGCATATGAATTTGGAAAGAAAGCTCTTCCATATGTATCATCAGCATTAAATGCTGCTAGATTTGTTGCTCCATTGTTAGCAGCAGGTGACGGCGCATATGCAGGTGGTGCAAGAGTTGGAGGTCAATTAGTAGGTGGATGCAGAAATTGTTATGGTAGAGGATGTGCTCAATGTGGACAATCACATGGATATGGAGGTGCTAGAGTCGGAGGTTCTACAGTTGGTGGAAAAATGATTTGTAGAGAACATCTCAGACAAAGATTGGAAAATATCTAATTTTAATTTCAATATATTGTAATTTATTGAAATTAAACAGTAATATATGTCATAGCAAACTGATAAAATCCTGCATTACCAGTACCTGCAAAATTAGAACCATCTGCTAGTTTAATAGTTAATCCACCAGTATTGGAAAGATCAACATAACAATTAGCAAAAACACTATTACTTTCACCTAAAATTAATTGATTGACAAGTAAACTATTATATGGAAAATATTGTGCAGGTAAAAAATTATTAGATGATATAGTTGCTGATGTTGAAGCTGCAGCAACAACTTGATTAAATAGTAATGTAACAGTTTGCCCTTGTCTAGAAATATAAACTGTACAATTTTGCGGAGATGCCCACGGACCAGATAAATTAAATACAAAAGAACTAACACTAGATCCAGATTCTATTATGCTTTTACAGTAAAGATTTAAATCATTAGGTACTAAGATATTTTGAAGACTCATTTTATAATTATACATAAGATATTATAAATTTTAATTTCAATAAATTACAATGTATTGAAATTAAATTAAGAATAAAATGCAATAGAAACAAAACCATCACCACCTGCAAAAATACCATTTACATCACCAGGACCTCCAGAACCAAGAGATCCGCCGGGAGAAACGTTATATGAACCACCATTTGCAAAACAAGAAGCACCTCCTCCACCTTGTCTAGAATTTCCAGTACCTCCAGTAAATAGTAATTGAGCACCTCCATTAAAAGTTGGTCCTCCATTAGCACCTGCACCTCCTCCAGCTCCTGAATATGCAAAAAATCCAACATTACCATTAGCACCAAGACCAGCAATTCCACCAGATCCACCAGTAATAGTTCCAGTTGGCAATATAACAGAACCGCCATTACCACCATTACCTGATGGTACAGCTAATTGACCTCCTTGTCCTCCACTACAAGTAATAGTAAAAGTGCCTAAATTAATAGTTGTATCAGTTCCATTTGTTCCAGGTGTAGCACCTCCAGTACCGATACTAACAGCAATAATTTGACCAGCACTAACACCAATAGGAAAATTAACAATACCACCTCCAGCACCTCCACCTCCACCCCCTTGAGATCCAGAAGGATTTGCACCTGCTCCTCCAGCACCAACAGCATTTATTATTGCAGTTTTTGCACCAGTTGGAACAGTAATATTATAACTTCCAGGAGATGATTGAATAACTTCACTAATTAAATTACTTGAAATAGAATTTAAATTTGTAGCAGTTGCTCCTCCAGATATAGAAATTCCAGTTGTTGGAATTGAATCAACTGTATATTTTAAAACAGCACCAGAACCAGTAACAGAAATAGTACCAGGAATAAAAGAACTGTATAAATCAACTTCAATAGATTGAGCAGAAGTAGATGTGATTGTTAAATTACCAGCACAAACTGTTGAATCTAATTGTAAATCTGTAGCTCCAACACTAGAACTATTAGCAATTATATTACCTCCGAAAAATGTACAATTATTCAATACTCCTGTCATACCATTTTGAGTCCATCCTCCAAAAAATATACAATTAAATATAACAGATTGATTTATAGGACCATCTGCTGTCATAGTAACTAATCCATCAAACCAACAATCATAACAATAAATTTTACCAGCTGTAGCGCTTTGTAAAGTAAAATCAAAAGTGATAGCATTCAATAGTGTAACATTAGAAAAACCAGATCTATTATCATTTCCATTATTCCATGTCGAATTATTAATATCAATAGTTCCAGTTAATTTAGTAGATATAGATTCAGTTCCAATAATAAAAACATTAGCTTTTAATGAAAAACTATCAGAATAAACTCCAGATCCTAAACTAATAATAACACGTTGTGTAGCTGTTGCATATGTTATACTTGTCATTGCAGCAGAAATAGTTAAATATGGATTATTAATAGATCCATTAGCAATGCTATCATTACCACTTTTATTAACATAAACAATAAAATCAGCAGATGGATTCGTAATATATTGATTGGTAAAATTTGTTCCATCATATGTTAAAACTTGAGAAGTACCCAATAATGATAAAAATACTCCCGATAATTGATTAAGATTATAATCGCCAGATTGTGCTACAACATTTCCAGTTCTAGTAAAAACAGATTGAACAGGAGAAGTTGAACCAGTTGAAGAAATAGTTAAATTATCAGAATTATTTGTAATTGATACACCACTACCAGCAACTAAACTTTTAAAATTAGCTGTTTTATTTCCTACGCTTCCAGTTACTGAATCAAAAACACCAGCACCACTTCCTTCATTAGCACAATGATTAATACAATTAGCACCAATACTTTGACATGTCATTGTATTACAAAATAAATTTAGATCATTTGGACCAGTTGTTAAATTTTGAAGACTCATTAATTATATTACTAAATAAGATAATTAATATTTTCCATATCCTCTTAAATCTCTTAAATTATATTCTTCTTCTGCTTCTTCATCTCCTAATTCTTCCGCTTCTAATTCCATAATTATTTTTTGTATTCTCTTTATTTCTGCTTTATTTTTTTTAGTTTGAGGTGATCTTTTTAAATTTTCTAATTCATAATAATAATATCCCAAATCATCTTCAGGTTCTTCTTCTTCCTCAAAATCTTCATCATGTTCAGCAATTTGATCTTCTAAATCAAAAATTTCATCTTCTAATTTTTTTAATTCTCTCTTACTATATCCATTTTCTACCATCATTTCATATTCATATTTCATTTCAGCTAATTGATCTTTCATTTGTTCAACAGGATCAATATTTATTCCTTCAAACATATCTTCATTTTCTTCTATATTTTCAGCTTCATCTGCTAATTTTTTAGATAATCTTCTTAAACCATATCTTCTAGCCTCTCCCATTTCAACACATTCTTTAGGTTTTCCATATCTTTGTCCTCTAGATAATTCTTTAACTCCACAATAAATTTTATTACGGAACATTACAAACTATAATATATTATATCACAATATATTATATTATAGATGTCATATTACTGCGGTATAGATCCTAAAGTTAAAAGAAAAAGAGGAACAGCAAAACAATGTTTAAAAAGTAAACAGATTAGATATTATGGAATAGAAAAAATATCTCCAAATTTAATAAATAGACATAAAACAAAATTAGCTATGAATGCATCTAAAAGAAGAGTAAAAAAGAAAATTCCAAAAAAAATTTCTATTTCAGTTAACGAATGGGATTTTATTGGAAAAATTGCAAAAAAAGAAAAAACTTTTAGAAGAGATTTAGAAAAATTAGAAAAATTAGAAAATAAAGCACTAAGACAAAAATTAAATAAAAATGAATGGAAATTCATAGAGGATATGGCTACAAAATCTAGTTCATTTAATAAAGAATTA